AGTATTTCTTTACCGTCAACTAAGTGTGTTAATTTCGGAGTAGGATTACCCCCCATATCAAGAAAGGAAAATATTAGTGTTTCTTTCTCAGGTAATGCGTCAGGTTACTCATGGGACAACTCTCCTAACGATCGTGTTAGAATAGTACCATTTGTAGCTTTAAAAGATACATTAGCATCAGAGGAAGCAGGGCATATGGCAGTTAAAAATATATTTTATTTGCCAGCTGACTGTTATCAAGATTCTACATCTTTAAACACAACAATAATAATTAAAGATTGTGGTTTAGGTGCTTCATTAGAATCAACTGGATTAGTTCTAGGTTATCAGTTCAAAAATATAGCTAACGATCCAAGAACAGTTTATAACGCTACCGTTTCAATTAGTGGTCGTTATAATTATGCACCTATTAAGACATTAGATCTGGAGGTATAATATGTTCAAAAAAATGATCGTTGGAAAAGTATTAGACCGAATGCTTGGAGGAGGATCAGGAGGAGCTGGAATACCAGCTCCTAAAACTGCTGAAGAAATGAAAAGTGATATGGATACTCTATATGCAGGAACAACCCCGTGGGAGCGTTTAGGTGCTTCATCAGGAGGAGTAGTCCAAGCAAGTAGCCAGCAAGATGTCGCTAAAATGCAGTTTAATCTCCAAAAGAATCAACAAGCACACGATATGTCAGTTGCACGGTTAAACGCTGAAAATTCAGCAGAAATGAACGAATTAAATGCCAGAACGAGTGCATATAATACGTTAGTTAATAGATCAACCCAATTAGATTCAAATTTGATTAAGTCAGTAATGCAAGGTTTTCACGATTTTACTGGTACAAATCGTATGCCTGATAGTCCGTTTGAAACTAAAAAACCAAACGAAAAACCAATAACAAATAATTCAGGAGTTACTAATCCAAGTAGTCCCAAACAAAAGAGAAATCAAGGTAGATCAAGACGAGGTAGAAATAATAGAGGAAGTAATCTTAATCCAACAGCAAAATAAATTGAAAGATCGCAAGAAAATCTTTCGAAGTTGTCTTGCTATATTAACTGTTTCAACAAAAAAAACAGTAGAGGTGTTTTGTATGCGATTAATTAACAATTGCCGAAAATCAGTTAACATTTATGTTAACCATATTCGGCTTTATTGTTTCAATCGCATTTCACAAAACACGTATGGCTTACTCTTATTTTGCCAGCAAAATAAGTCGGATCCTAACAGATCCGAAATAAAAATAGAAAAGTGCACCACGATAGTGCTGCACTTCTTCTATTACAATTTAATATAACACAACAAATAAAAATTTTAATATGAAAACTTATTTAAGTAGAACAGATCGTATAAAAAACGATAAAGTATTTAGACTTCATAAGAAAATAGAAAGCCGACGAGATTATATCTCGTCGGCGTTTATGTATTCCTATTATGGACAAAATCCAACTAAGCAAAATTTAGAAAAACATAACAAATTTGTAAGTAATTGTAATTCCCTTATCAATCGTCTTGTTAATATATATATTAATTACCAACATACCGACTATATGGAGGTATATAATGAAGTAAAGCATTGGAAAGACCGAAAATCACAATTATTTGATTTATTAGGAATAGAACAATCTTTAAACTTCAAAAGAGATAAAATATTAAATTTCGTATTCGAATATTTAAAAGAGTCAGCAATACAATCATCATATAACAAAACTAAATCTAAATTATATTTAGAGTTCTGTAATGCATTTAAAAATAATTGGTTTATTATATTTGATACATTAACAGTTAAAGCTGATCATTATGAAGATGTATTTAAACAAGGTGCTAATCATTGGAGAGATTTTATCAGAACTATTGATCGTCAAGTTGCTTCAGCAACATACGGATCATATAGAAAAGCAAAAAACAAAAATTACTTTAAATATTTTGCAGTTATAGAAGAAGGATCAACAACAGATAGATTGCATATTCATGTAATTTATTTTATGAAAAAACTACCTAAAGGGTGCGTAGATCCCAACGCAGGATTAGCTATTGCATATAGACAAGAAATAGATTATTTAAAACAATTTTGGTCATATGGATCTAGTACACCGAAGCCAGTAAGATTCTCGGAAAACGATCCATTTGGAAAATTAGATTGGCGTTGGATTGTTGAATACAATCAACAGACCCAATCATTTCAACCAAAAAAAGCAAGTACAATAGGAGCTATGTGTGGCTACTTAATTAAGTACGTAATGAAATCAAAACAACTAAAATTAAAAGGAGAATTATACTCATGGAAAATCAGAATGAGCAGAGATCTGGGCAAGGATCAGATCAAGAAAACACTACAATTACTACCAGACAAACAACTCTTGGTAATGATAATTCCAAGACAATACCCAATACAGATCTTAATGTACGGAGAGAAGATCAGCTCCAAACTGATCAGGGATCTAGCAGTAAAGATCTGGCTGAGGAGATATCCGAACACGGAAGTAATGCCGAAAAGTATACATTTGCAAAAGCTTCTCAGGAGTACGACAAAAACGAAAAACGCCCACAACTCGCAGAGTTTTGGAAGCATACTTCTAGATCTTATCAAAGACGAGGGCATATTTAATATAACCAGATATGTAGGAGTTTGGAAAAAAATAGGATTAGAATATCCACCATTTACAATAAGAACTACTGTAGGTGCTGGAAACATGAACGACGAGATTTAAAGAATTTCTGAACTGTTTGAAAAAAGTTTTAAGAATTATGACGATCTCTAACGGTGAGCTGACTAGTCTGCTCATAGTGAAAAGTGAAAAAAATACATATACAACATGTTGTATGTGTGATAAAAAATAAAAAAAATTAAATTAGTGAAAGTTAATCAGGAGTCAATTTTTAATGTCAAAATTTTACATAATATGTAAATCGCGAACTAAAAATACTCCTAAAATCCTGAAAGGAGTGTCGTAATATGTTTGTAACTAGAACACAAGATCTTGTGTGTCGTAATTTGAAAATTGAGGGATTTGATTTTCAAGAACAGATCAAAGATAAAATATACTGTATTAATTCAGTAACGTTACAATGCATGATAGTTGATTCAGACGGATCGTGTACAGTTCCAAGAGGTGAACAATGAAAAATTTATTGTTAACCAGATTATTAAAAGAACTAAAACAATCAGTTCAGGTATTAAATACTTATACCGATAAAATATTGATATCAGGATCTCAATTAGATGAGGATTTTTTAAATCAGCTCATCACTGAGACACATTCTAAAATTATACAAGTTCAGGAGGTTTTGAATGAACGAGTATGACGAGCAAGGATTCACAAACGAAGAATGGTCGGAGTTCATTTTCCAACAAAGACAAAAGATGAAAAATGAACGTTTTACAACAGCACACGACAGACAATGTCGTGTAGAAAATCAAACACAGAAAGGAATAAGATAAATGAGGCATTTATCATTACCAACAGTTAAAGGAGCATTGCATATTATCTCTAATGAGAATGTAGCTGATGCGTGTCAATCTTGTGGAGTTAGCGAAGCAGATTGGAGTTTATTAACTGGAAAAAAAGTATGGCTCGGCGTAGATCGTGCGAGAATAAAAAGGATCTTAGACGCAATTTTATATGGCGTAGTTGATCAATTAGGAATCCCAAGATTCTCATTACCAGCAGAGTATGTCGGAGCTGTCATATCTATGTTTGTTAATGAAGCAAATATGTTCAGTGCGTGTAATTGGTTAGGCAATTTTGCCAAAGCTGAAGATTTAGCAGATTTTCACGGAACGCTGGAAGGTGTTCAAGGATTGGAAACTGTCTCTCCAGCTAAATTATTCGCCTTATGTTTATTAATTAAGTCTCAAATAGACGTGGGTAAATATAGACAAGTATTTGCGAATAAAACTGAGATTGGATTAAACAATCTTAAAGGAGAAATTAAAAAAGATGAAAAAAACGAGAAATCCAAAACGAGCAAGTAGCTTACGTAGCAGATCAGCTCGAAATCCTAAAACCACTAAAAAAGTTTTTAGAGGTGGAAAGGTTATATAATGGAAAACTTAAGCAACCTATTTTTGGGAGTAGTCGCTTTAGTGCAGACTTTTAATCTGTTCTTAGCGACTCGCTTAAGTCAACAAGTAGATAAGTTGTCCGATATAGTAACCAATCATATATTAGACAATAAAAGACACCACTAAACTAGTGTATAGATCCAATCGGCTAAGTTAAATTATAGTATAGAACGGAGTAATCAAAACGACGAAGTGATAGACGGAGATCTAACGGATCCGTTTGGTCCAGATACACGGAAAGGAACAAGATTAACATGAATAAATTTCTAAACATAATGGGTTACGTTATAAAACTTATCCCTAATGATTGTAGAAAAGAGGTCGAACAATCACTAACAGAAAGTTTGCTTGATTGTGTCGAAAAGTTTGTTACTCGTACCGATAACACCATTGATGATATTTTAGTATTACCAATGATTAAAGCGTTACGATTAGCATTTGATAAAACAGAAGATAAAGAGGAAAATTAAATGGAAAGATTCGATTATGACCTATCTAGTTATTCAGCTATTGCTGGACAAATGGGTAGATTAAACACTGTTGCTTGTATTCCAGTTATCGCAAATGATTCAATTGAAATAGATACAACAGTAGCATTACGTTTAAGTCCGTTACGTATGCCTATGACATTAGATGCAAAAGTAGATTTTTGTATTTTTTATGATAAATACAGATTTTGCTATCCTGATACATGGGAAAGCATGATTAAAGAAGGCTTAAACGCAGAAACAAACATAACATTACCAACTCAGACTGTAGATCGTTGGACTCAATACCCGTTAGAGTATCTAGCCGGTAATGGTCGTTCAACTGAGATCGCTGAGCATTATATAAAAATGTATAATAGAATATGGAATCACTATTACAGAATACCAAATGTTTCAGGAGAGATCTCTGAGGATTATGTAATAGGAGAGGACGTATCTCCGCAAGGCTATCACACACCTGATACTAATCAGGACGGTATAGTTACTTATGGAGAGCTTAATACTTATCTGGGATCAAGTACAGATTCGTATTTTAACAGATTGTATGCATTTAACTCATCAATCAATTCAAGCACGCAAGTGCAAACGCAACACCTTGATGCATTAGGTCAACCGTTAGAATGGGCAACCAATTCAACTGTAGATCTACAAAATCAAGCAAAAGAAGAGAGACGCTACGGCAGACGTTGTGCAAGATTGCCACAAATGTGGAACACTGGATTGCCAGCTGATTCTTATACAAATGAAGCCTTTGCAGAAGTAGATATAGCCGATGATAAATTCAGTTTAATAGATTTCGCTCAGGCGAGAGCTAGTTTAAAAACTGAGATAGATCGTGATTGGTTTACAAAACGTTATAGAGACCACATGTCAGATACATTTGGATCAAGTGGCGTATCTATAGACGCAGATAAAAGACCAGAATTATTATTACATGATACACATTATTTAAGTGGGTATGATGTAGACGGAACAGCTGGAGAAACGTTTGGCTCAACTACTGGAAAATCAGCAGGTATGTTTCAAATTAAAATGCCACCTAAATACTTTAACGAGCATGGGTGCGTATGGATCATGGCGTTAGTTAGATTCCCAGCTATAGCCCAACAAGATCAACATTACTTATCTAATAATACATTAGATTATAAAACTATCTCAGGAGATCCTAGAGTTATATATAATCATCAGCCTATTGAATTTTCAGTAGACGATGTATTCTCAGGAGCTACAAATACTACTTCTATAGGTATGCGTGCTTATGCTGATTGGTATCGTTGGCAACCTAATAACATTCATAATGATTTTCATGATGAAATGTTGTTTAACGATAGTAATTCAGGAGACGGATATCCATTCATTGATGTAACAAGCATAGACTTTACTGACTCAAATCAGATCTTTTATGACGCACATCAGGAGAACGGATCTAACGGTTACGATTCTTATTTCCAATCAGTAAGATTAGGACATTGGAATATGATAGCTAGAGTAAATTGTCAGGCGAAACGTATAGTGCCACCTGCAAGTAAATCTATTAACGCAGGAGTTCAATAATGTATAGGCATAAAAAAGTCGGTGACGCCGTTGTAGTTGATACGGAACAAGTATTAACAACAATAGACCCGTCAACAACAACGCTTCAAATTACAGATTTCCAATCGAATACCAATTATGTGTATTCAATGGGATCTACATCAAACTTAAGTGAGAATATTGGAACTATTACGACAACTAGTAGTATTTCTTTACCGTCAACTAAGTGTGTTAATTTCGGAGTAGGATTACCCCCCATATCAAGAAAGGAAAATATTAGTGTTTCTTTCTCAGGTAATGCGTCAGGTTATTCATGGGACAACTCTCCTAACGATCGTGTTAGAATAGTACCATTTGTAGCTTTAAAAGATACATTAGCATCAGAGGAAGCAGGGCATATGGC